AAACTTTTCTTTTCCATGTTACCAATTGTATTTAGAGGAGTTCCGACGGCCGAAACTCGGGGTGAACGATTCTTCGCGGATTTGCTTCTGTAGTTTATAGATGGCTCCTTCATCCGCATCAGGAGCATCATCGTGGGCACGGCTTCCTTTTTCAAAGGCCAGCGTCTGGTCAATACCTACTTTCATGTCGACATCCTCTTTTTGCGTTTCATTATACCATACAAAGCCACGTTCCCATAGTGGACTCACTGCCTCGATACGGGCAAACTTATCCGGTTTCTTTCGCTTATCTGGTGTGATAGGAAGTTGCCAGCCACGGATGTTTCCCTCGCGCTCAAACTCATCGATGATGGTGTCCTGCATGAAGTTCGCCTCCATGTACACCATCATAACCACGTCTTCAGGCAGTTCCGCATAGCGGTCATACACCCATCGAACCATTTCGCCAACACTACACTGGCGTACAAACGCCCGCAGGTGATGAAGCTCGTTGTGACTTGCTGTTTTTAGTCCGGCTTTCGGCCGCGCCCACATCTTGGCGGCCTTATAGTCGTTTTGGCTGCTGGACTTGAAAGACGGGTCAATATAGAGCACGATTGATTCGTAGTCCTGAAGGCGGAGCATCTGCTTCCATTGTATCCAGCGGCTTTGAAATACAGCTCCTGCCGTGATAGGGTTGTTCATATACTCTTTTTGGAAGCGCCTGTAGCCCATGAATTGCTCGCGGTCGCGAAGCTTCTCTATTGTCCAGAGGGCGGGCCAAGCAGGATTACCGTTTCGGTCGATGGCATTCACCGAACTGGTGTGTACCGTGGGGCTATCTATAATTTTTTGCAGCACGGAGTTCTTTGAAATCAAATTACCAACCATGATAAAGCGGCCATCTTTGCCGCTGAAGCAACCGAACAGAGCTTCCTTTATCCAGTTCTCCATTTCGCTGACACGTGCTTCGCTGCGGCACATTTCGTCATCATCAAGGTCATCTACAATAATGTAGTCCGGACGCATTTCGCGAAATCGCAACCCACGGGGCGATTGCCCACGGCCACGGCTAAAGAAAGCACAACCGTCTTGTGTGACGAACTCGCCCTCTTGCCACATGCCCGAATTGTATTGTTCGCCAAAATCGGCTATTAATCGGTGGTTAAATTGTAGTTCCGCCTGCAAGTCGCCAAGCAGCGTATCGGCAGCATCTTCGCTTTTGCCCACCAACACCATGACGTGAAGCATCCCCTTGAATTTGAGCCATAGCGGCACGCCGATATCAAGGTGTACAGACTTGGCATGCCCGCGCGGCCATTTGAAGACGGCCCGGCATTCGGAATGCTCTTCTATATATTTTGCCGCGGCATTGTGAAACGGAGCGTTGTCACAGTCACAATAATGCTTCAGGTACCGTTTGCAGAAATACGAATAATCCCGCAATGCACGGGCTATGTTCCTGTGCTGTTCCGCTTCTGATTCTTCCGCATATTGTGATGTCAGCGTAGCCACGCGCTTGCAGTGTTCCTGCCAACGTATCAAAGCTGATTTTTTATCCGCTTCGGTCATTTTGCTGCGCCTCCGCCGCTGAATTGACTATTCAAGTAATCCGAATGCAGCCGGTTAATCAGATTGATCATGTCCGGGGTAATATTCGGGTATTTCTCCCGATTTTTCATCAGCCAGTTCTCGAAGTCTATGAGCGCGTCTATGCGGTCTACCACGCTGGAACTCTTTTCCAGTTTCTGTATGGCCGTAGCTGCTTTAATCAATTTATCACCCAATCCGGCAAGCATATCCTCATTACCCGGTTTATTGGCTTCCTCCATCATCTTGCTGATAGATGTCAATACGCTGTTGATGAGTTGCGGGCGCGTAATCGTCTTTGCGGCCCGCTGTTCTTTCCAGCCGTTGGCGTTAATCCACCGGCTAAGCGTCTGCCGGGATACCGGAACCTTTTGCAGGATTTCGTCTTGCTGAATCCCGGACATATATAAGATTTTGGCAAGCTCCTGTTGGCCGCCGTTTGCCTTTTTTGCCATAGTCGTAAACATTGATTTACGGCAAAGTTGGGCAGATGGCTGCGGCAAACGAAAAAACGGGGGAATGGTTACCGACTAATACACAGTACTTACACACTACTGCGGAAGGATTACATAGTTTTTTTGATGCCGCAGCCTATAGTGATAAGTTTGTCACGATTTCGAGATAAACAAGTAATTGAAATGACCTATGGGCAAGACAGTAAGAATAAGTAATAGCAGTTTAAACAGTTACGGTACCCGCGTGCTGACAACCGGCGTAGATATGGAGCAATATAAGCGTAATCCGATCATCCTCTGGATGCATAATCGTGCCTTCCGTGGGACGACAGACGAAGTGCTGCCGATAGGGAATATGGCCAATATCCGCACAGAGGGTGATGATATCCTCGGAGACGTGGAGATAAAAGCCACTACCGACTTTGAAAAGACTATAGCGGAAAAATGGGAAAACGGTACGTTACGCATGGTTTCACCTTATTTCGATGTCATAGCTGTGGATGAATCGCCGGAACTTGCCCTGCCCGGACAGACACGGGCCACCGTAACCAAAGCCAAATTGATAGAAATATCCATAGTGGACATTGGAGGCGGTGATGACAACCTGCAACTGGCCTATAATGGCAAACAACTGAAACTAACCGAAGGCGGCGACTGTCCTGACATTCCCGCTCTTCATATTATTAATACTAAAGACAAAGAAGAAATGGAACTGAAAACCATCGCTCTGGCTTTCGGGCTGAAAGATACAGCCACGGAAGCGGATGTCCTTGCCCTTGCCGCTGGCATACAGGCTAAGGATACCCAGATTACCGAACTGAAAACGCAGCTCGACTCGCTGAAGCTTGCCGGAATTACCGGGAAAGTGGATGCTGCCATTACGGAAGGCCGTCTGCCTGCCGATAAAAAGGAAAGCATGATTGCACTCGGCAAAATGGATGCCGGAAAATTGGACGAAGTACTTTCCCTGATGCAAAAGCCGCTTAAACCAACCGAAATTATCGGTGGCGCTGCCGGTGCATCTGCCCAACCTGACGGATCACTGGAACTAAGCAAGGCTACCAAGCTGAGCGACGTGCCTACTGAAAAGTGGGGTGAACTGAGAGAGAAAGACTTGCCGCTATACAAGAAACTGTATAAAGGTGAGTATGGAATAGATTGTATAATTGCGTAAAAATTAATTTATGAAACAGAGTAAAAAGACAAAAGCAATCGGCGGCATTCTTTTCAATGCGGTGATGGGCTTTATCCTGGCAGCCTTTTGCGGCGTATTGCCTGCCATTGGTGCCGTGGCTGCCGTAGGAGGCAGCTTCCTTATGGGTGGTTTCTTCCCCAAAGGGGTCATAACCGCCGGAGTATATACCGAAGTGTGGACGGGCGAAATGGTGAAACAGCTTCGCGCGGATAATGAGGCTCCATGGCTGGACGGACTGCCGGATTATTCGGCATTCTCGGAAAATGAAATCATTCACTTGGTGGATATAGGTGCCGATCCAAACGTACTGATCAATAACACCACTTATCCTATCCCGGTAGTTAGCGTAGAAGACGGGGATATTCCTCTTAGCCTGGATAAATTTCAGACCGAAGCTACCCGCGTAACTGATGACGAACTGAAGGCTATTTCTTATCCGAAGATGCAGAGCGTTATTGAGCGGCATCGCGAGTCCATCTCCATCTCGAAGTACAGGAAAGCGATTCATGCGTTCGGCCCGCAAACCAATACTGCGAAAACGCCGGTTATTGCCACTACTGGTGCCAACGACAATGGACGTCGCCGTATTATCCGTGCGGATATCATCAACTTGAAAAAACGTTTCGACGAAGCGGGCGTACCAATCGACGGACGTCGCCTGGTGTTATGCTCCGACCACGTTGCCGATCTGTTGATGTGTGACCAGAAGTTTGCCGACCAGTATCACAACTATACTACAGGCAAGATTTTGAATATGTATAGCTTTGAGATTTACGAATATATGTCAAATCCGCATTACAGCAATGCTGGTGCAAAGATTGCTTTCACGGGAACTCCTTCTGCCGGACAATATCAGGCTTCTATCGCATTCTATACCAAAAGAATGTTCAAGGCTACCGGTACCACGAAGTTTTATTACTCGGATGCGGCTACTAA